GAGGCAAGTTGTTTTGCGAGACTCGTCATGAGCATCGTGCAACTCAGGAGGGTGCGGGTCCTAGCACCGAGAGAAGCGAACGTGGAAGGACTCAAGTTCGCGGACGTGGTGGACGTGGCGGTCGCGTAGATAGTGGAGGTCGCGATGGTCGTGGAGGAAGTGAGTGGATGCTTGTTCGCCGCGATCATGCTGAGCAGTCAGATTCACGTGGACCTGGACGCGGGCGCGGACGTGGAGGCGCGCGTGTAGAGGGTCATTCGGAGAGACAATCTTCTCGCACACAGTCAACTCCTGCTGCTGCACCTGCACTTGCACCTGCACCTGCACCTGCACCTGCACCTGCACCCGCGACACAAGAGGTAGATAGCATCGGCGATGTTCCTGCAACTCCTCGTGCGGGTTCTAAGAAAGCACCTCGTCAGTCTAAACCATCCGCTTAAAAAGTTATGTACTGGACCAATACCATACGGACCAATATAAATTAATTTGTTAGTATTTTTACGTTTCTAACAAATGAATTAAACTAAAAATAAATCAACATGTAGCATATATTGATTTATTTTTTCATTGTTAGCTGCAATCTTCTTATTTTTTGTTTTTTCGATAAATATTTACTTCTTTTTACTAGTGAATATTTTTTTCCATGAAACCTTAACAACTTGGGTTTTTTTTTACATGTAAACGCGGCATGTCGAATACCCTTACGGCGAAAGACGGTATCATTGCAAATACCGATTGCGCGAGCCTCGTCTTTATCCGGGTCATTTGTATCCTCTTTGACTTTTTTAATACACTTGCATAACTTGTCAGCAAGTATTTCTTCCGCTTTACTTTTTATTTGTTTTGAAGAATCGGATGTAGAAAAGGGTATGTTATAATAATTTAATATTTTTTCATAATCACTTTTAGTTAAAATACCCATAATTATGTAATTATATTAAGTTATATTAAAGTTATATTAAAAGTAGATAATATTTTTTATATTTATATATTTATATTTTATATTCGTCCTAAATGCCTAAATTAGTAAAAGACAAAAACAAAAACAAAAACAAAGACAAAGACAAAGACAAAGACAAAGACGAAGATGAAGAAAAAGACAAAGATTTTAAAAAAAAAGTGGTTGTATTTGATTTAGATGAAACGTTGGGATATTTCGGACAATTTGGGGAGATTTGTAATTATATAGACAAATTCTATAAAAATCCAAATAAGTCATATAGTATTTTTAACGAACTGATGGATTTATACCCTGAATTTATTAGACCCAATATTATGAATATTTTAAAATATTTATTACAAAAAAAGAAAGAAAATAAATGTCAAGCTGTTATGATTTATACAAACAATACAGGCGAACGAAAATGGGCAGAACACATTAAAGGTTATTTTGAACACAAGTTACATTCAAAAATATTCGAACAAATAATAGCCGCATTTAAAATAAACGGAAAAATTGTTGAAATAAATAGAACATCGCATGATAAAAGCGTTGACGACTTCATTCGATGTACTAAACTACCCTCCGATATTGAAATATGCTTCATAGATGACTTGTTTCATCCTAAGATGAGCACCGATAACGTATACTATATCCATGTAAAAAAATATAAGAATATTTTGCCAGAAAATGAAATGATAACCCGGTTTATAAATTCGCCTCTTTCAAATGATATAAAAAATAAAGATGTATTCAAAGAGCTTTTTATGTGTAATGTATTATACGAAATAGTAGAAAAAAGTAAAGAGAGACATGAGATAGATGTAATTGTAGGCAAAAAAATGCTGGAACATATAAAAGAATTCTTCGGAAAAGATGAAACTATAATGCAGCTTAATATGCATAGTAAAAATCGAAAGTCATTCAAAAAAGCAAACAACTGCAAAACAAGTAATAATAAAACACTTAAAAAAATAAATAAAAACTAAATATAAAAAATATGAAATTATTTTTATATTTAATAGCTCATAGCTCATAGCTCATAGCTCATAGCTCATAGCTCATAGCTCATAGCTCATAGCTCATAGCTCATAGCTCCTTCTTTCGCTGTTCAAGCGCACGCGCGTGTTTCTTCGTTTTTTTGTGACTGTTCATATTAAATAACTGAACTTCGCACCCACACTCGCAAATAATCTTCGTCTTCGCCTTCTCGAGAATTTCCTCTCTTCTTTTTTGGTAATAGTCCTTGTTGTAATTTTTTATCTTATCACCCTGTTCTCTGTTATAATTTTTTTGGTATTCTAATTTTTTATCCCTATTCCTATAATAGTATCCGCACTTTTCATTCTCTTCTCCAGTGCAAGCTCCCTCGCAAATATTATTGCGGTTGATATTGGGACACTCGTCATTCATGTTATTTTTGATGACAGTGATGTTGATAATGTCATTGTTGATAGTTTCGCGCGTTTCGCACGTGACATTCAAGATGCGCGATATTGTAGACAAATCGATTTTAATTTTCTTCATCTTTCGGACAACCGGGACGACTCCTTTGGTATCCTCGTTCAAGGAAGGAAGAGGAGTCGTCTCGTGTGTAACAATTGATGAAGCCATTCGGAGGTGATGGTGATGGTGGTGGTTCTTTATTTTCTTCTACCTAAACATATGCCCCGTTTTTTTGTTTCAATTTTTTCGAGCTCCTAAACAACCCAAAAATAAAAATAGAGTACGGTATCGCCGCACAATCACCCAAGTTTTTACCCGAGCTTGGTATAAGAACGACAATAAAATTCGTCAATTTTTCCTAAAAATACTGCATTACTTTCCGTGTGTCTTTTCATTACATCGGGTGTCATCGTAACATCAGTGACCAAAACCTTCTTCCCATCTCGCATCCAGTATGTATAAGGCGGACTTTTTATTGACGTCGAAGATGAAGACACCCAAGTTTTTAATTTGTGTTCCGGCGGATTTTGTATTCTTTTTGACTGAATTTCCTCGGAAAACCACCCATAGTATTCAATACAGGGTTCTTTGCCAATAGCACTATATGAAAACTGTTTTTGCGTATCCAATATTTGTTCCAAAAGAGTGCGCGCATCATGACCTTTAGAGTTTGATAAACTTGTCATATAGTAAACAATTGAAATGATGTTTCTTCTTTTATTCTTCTCTTATTTATAAATAGAGTTAATTATTTTCAATTTTCAGTTAAAAATAATTAATATTATAAAGTAATTTTTTTATGAATGTATTACCGCCGAAAACGCCGTCTTGAAGTCCCGCGACGTTTATGCGACCGCCGTCTCTTGACAAGTCTTCGTTTTTTGGTACGACTGCTTCCACCACCAAACTGAGAAAAAGCAACCCCTTTTGTTTTACCCATACCCATACCCATACCCATACCATTCTTATTATTCTTTTTTTTATTATTTGTGTCGATATTGTTCGTATTGTTCTTATTGTTCGTATTGTTTTTATTCGTTAAGATAACAATAGACTTATTCATTTCTTTTTTTCCTTTCCCTTTTTTAGTTAGTATCCATTTTTTCAAGTCTTCATAACTACGGTCGCCTTTATAATGTTCAGGCATGTTGTGTCTACCTGGTTGAAAGTATAATATTGTAGGGAATCCCGAAACAGCCGGATTTATTCCATGGTTTTTAAACATGTCCATACTGCCACTTTCGATGGCTCCTAAAATAATTTCGTTCTTATATTTATCCTTGAGTTCTGTTATTAATTTATTCCAAGAGGGTTTCATAGTTTCGCAGTGCCCACACCCGTTCATATAAAATAATACGATACCGTGCTTTTTTTTTAATTCCATAATTTCAGAATCGGTTATTATTTTAGGTTCATTGTCATTTCCAAACATTCGTGTCTTATATAATTATTAAATATTATTTTATAAACATATGTTGTAATATTTTTTTATAATAAAATAGTATATAATATAAAATATAAACGATGTTAAAAAATGTATCAATCATTTTTTTATTTATAATGGTTACATATTTTGTATTAAACTATACATCGGCGAACTTTAAAGAAGCATTAACAATGCCAGGAGTTAATACGAACTGCCCCAACGTTTTAATACAAAAAGGAGCGCTTCTTTATTTATATAACTCTAAGAAAAAGGAAGTCCCTGGTGTAAACCCGGTTATATTTAATAATTTAGAAGAATATGTAGAATTCGTCGAATTTCAACGCGCAACGGGAAATATATGCCCCGTTTTATACCTGCAACACTCAAGCGAAGCCAACGGCACAGAGTCATATAAAATTCGCCCCGGTCCTACAAATCTATTAGGCGGATTAAGCGGCGTACCCGCTTCCGGTTTTCCTTCTACCCCGCCGCCGCGAAATTATGTTACACCTATTTTAGACGCATCGCGCGAACAACCTCCTTTTAATGTCAACTCTTATCACTGTTTTAACTATAATGATACTGATCAAGGTGATTTTACACCCGATATGATGCTTGACTATATCACGCAGTCAACAGGACATAGCCCAAATCCCATGGATTCGAATTGGGGAGGTGCCGACTTCACACAAACACTTGTCGATAAAGGATACTTCACAAAAGGTGAAGTAAAAAGATAAATCATAGTATATACTACACCACACTACACCACGCCACATACCATCACACCCCCGCCCCACTAACTATTTACCTGCGCATAAAAACTTTTTAATATTATCGACACAATTTTTATTGATTTTCCGCGTAACACCTTGTTCCGTCTTTATCATAAACGTATTTAAACACGCAGCGTCTTTTTCAAGTTGATATAAGAGATTTTGTACTGTCTTATATTCACTCATAAGTTGCGTAGCTGTTTTTGAATTTATACCAGGTATGCATGACAACATGATTATATTTATATTTTCAGGAGTTATATATTCATTCTTTTCTTTATGACCTTTAAGAACACCGCAATATTTTTCACTTTCCTCGGTATCCATTGACGTCGATTCTTTTATACTTTCCCCCGAACTACACACAACTGGTGCAGTAAGGTCGTAATATGGTTTTCTATTTTTTTCAGTTACACTAGTTTTATTATGTTTACTGGCAAAATAAATAATCGTATCTGCTGTTTCACATATTGTGTTTGTTCTCAATACCGAAAATCCTTTATAATATAGAAGCGAGAACATACAACTAATAAGTGTTTTTTTCGAAATATGCGTTCGTTTTTCGTTATACCTTTCAATGTCCCCTTCAATAATATAAACGATATTGTGATTATGTATAGGTTCTTTATCTAATCGAAATGACTGTTCACTATATCTACCGTCTTTAATACTAGCAGCCAAATCGGTAAGCGTCTTCCTTTCAAAAATAATGAGAGGTTTTCCCGACTCGTCTTCAAAAACAACATCGCCGATGTGAAGTTGTTCTATTTTCATTTTATGTAATTTCGCATTTTCTCTCGGTTCTGTTACATCTCCTTGTAATAATATATCATTGCTCACGTCATTGCTCACATCAACATTGTCAAACAGATGGAGAGGAACTAAGCAACCATTCTTGCTGTGGTTGCTCTGTTTGCTCTGCTTCGACGAATGTTCATGAATAGGTGTAGGAGATTCCAGCAAATTTGCTTCTATTCTTCTTTCAATTAAAGGTATCAAGTCTGTCTCACGATTGTCTATTTTTATTACCATGCCCGTATAAGACATTTGCGATGCTATTTTCTTGCGTATATATAATATGTGTCTTAATTTTTATATTGTTTACTTACATATATTGTTTACTTACATATATTGTTTACTTACATATATTGACATACGTAATAACTATATGACACAAGCGGTATCATATAGTTATTATAGAGATGAGATAGTTATAGATAACAAAAATTACAACATGGGTCCGGAGTTGCGAGGAAAATTATACTTTTGTCTAAAATTAAACAAATAGTTGGCATTTAAGGCAGGAACCGCAATCTGCGATCTTTGCGCAAAAGGTATCATAAACCCTGTTGCGGATGGTTGTGCGCCACCCTTCTTCATCCCACCACCATTATTTAAATTGGTACCTATACCGTCGGTTGAACCTGGTCCGCTAAACAATACGCGACGAGCTATAGCTGACCTTCCATTTCTACTTCTTTGTCCGTTTCTTTGAGGCATTGATTGTTCTATATAATCTTATAATATTAAATTTAAAAGATTATATAATATGAAAAGTTATACTCAAATAAGAGCAAAACAGCAAAACAGCAAAACAGCAAATATTTTAAACACTTGTCTGATAACCGTTACCAAAGAGGCGTCTGATACCAGGACGGTTCTGCATTCTTCCAATACCACCTGAACCTTTATTGAACGTAATCAAACCATTTCTTCTCAAATACTCAAAACCCTCTCTGCATCCAGTAGGAATACATTGGTCATTGCAATAACTTGTCTGCTTTCTATAGATAGCACTGTTAATTGCAAGTACACCTATCGTTGGAGGCAATCCAGCCATACTTCCAAAAATGCACCCTCTGTTAGTAAGAGAACTTATTGCCGAAACTCTTCTAGGACCACTTAAAACCATTTTATTTTATTATATATATGCTAAATATAAAAATTCTTATAGTATTTATTTTTATTTTATAATATTTTTATTTTATAATATCTACATTTTTAAACTAAATTAAATTGAAATGATTTAAAGTTAAATTCATAATAATTACTATAAAACCAGATATTCACCGACATTCATTCCAACACAACCACAGCCATATCCACAGCCACAACCACAGCCACAAAGATAAATGTCCACTACCAAAGAATTTGAAAGTTCTCCATCGAATTCTCCTAAATTAAATACATCGCAAACACAAACCACACAAGGGAAAAATATATTAAATGACATGGATATTATTCAATGCGATGATGGATACATATTTAACCCATATAATCAAGAAAATAGAGAGATTACATTGAGCGAAGTTCAATCTATTCTTTCGTCATATGGTATTCCAACACAGTTGAACAATTTTGAACTATATCGTCGAGCGTTTATTCACGCTTCATACACGAAACGACCCCAATTGGAAAATACCAGAGAAAATATTAAAATTATGCCACAACCTGCAAACTGTATGCCCCTGAGAACAAAATCAAATGAACGCCTCGAATTTATCGGCGACGGAGTACTAGAATGTATTACAAAATATTACCTATATCGCAGATTTCCTAAAGAAAATGAAGGCTTCATGACTGAAAAAAAGATAGCAATTGTAAAAAATGAATCGATTGGTAAGTTGGCTTACGATATGGGACTGCATAAGTGGTTTATTATTTCGAAACATGCCGAGGAAAAACACACACGCACAAATCTAAAAAAGTTGGGATGTTTATTTGAAGCCTTTATAGGAGCACTATTTCTGGACTTTAATAAAATAACAGTACATGATGAAGACAAATGGTTTGAAAATGTATTTGTTACGGGTCCGGGGTTTCAAATGGCTCAAAAATTTATAGAAGCCGTATTTGAACGGCATATTGACTGGATAACTCTTATTAAAAATGACGACAACTACAAAAATATTCTACAAGTAAAAATACAGAAGGAATTCAAAACGACGCCTGATTATTTAGAGATACAGCACGATATTGATATGGGGTATACTATGGGTGTTTATTTATGTCTTGGGAAAGAAATATATCAAGTTGACTACAGAAAAGCAATAAACTATGGTGAACTGAAATCATTTACTAAAATTCGAGAAATATATGAAGAGAAGGGACATGTATTAGTTCACTTTGCTTCTGGAACACACAAGATTAAAAAAAAGGCAGAACAAATGGCTTGCGAATTTGCCCTTCAAAACATTTGATGCATGGTACAGTAACATTCACTTATTAACAATAATAAAAGTATTTACCTATTTTTATTATTGTTGTTATTGTTGTATATAGTAATTATTTGTATATAGTAATTATTTGCATATAATAAATATTTGTATATAGTAATTATTTGCATATAATAAATATTTGTATATAGTAATTATTTGCATATAATAAATATTTGTATAAATATAATATAATATAATGGCAGACCAAGAGTATGAAAGTCTTACATCACAAATAAAAAGTTTAAAACAAAGGTTATCCGATTCAGCTGGTAATCCGCAAGAAGCAAAAGAAATAGAAGAAACAATACAAAGGCTACAAAGTAAAGCAGTCTCCTATGGTGAACGCTATGGAACTACTGTCGCACCTGCAACTGAACGCGCATCATCCCCAGCACAAGCAGTTGTGAATGACCCATATATGCAAGCCGAAGATGATGAATCGGTAAATGTAGCAGAATCTGCGGCTGTCGCTGTATCTCAAAAAGGAAAAATACAAAGAGATGAACTATCCGAAAGAGCAAGAGAAAATTTACTACAAATTTCACAGGCATCCGACGTAGGACCTGAAGTTCAAGCTCTTCCTAGTGGAAAACCCGGCATAGATTATGCACAACAAAATATGATACGTCAACTTCAAACAACATTGGCACCAGCATTTGTTTTAGAAAGACTTGAAAAAAAACCTATCCCTACATCCCAAACAAAATCCGCAGAAAAGACAGACCCACAAAAACCCAAACCACAAGCAACACAAAAAATAAAAATTACATTCAGAAAATATGCGGAGCCAGTAGCAGGTGAAGCTGAAGATGTTCAAGGCGTCAGTACAATAGACAAGCGCGCAGAAGACCTAGTAAATCGCGCCGATGTTTTAGAAAGACTTCGCACAGTTTTACATGTTCACGTATCTAAACCAAGCGAATTTAGTAAACCTCAAAGTCAACGTAGTAAAATATCCACGAAACAGCCTCACTCTTTTATTCCTGATGCCGCAGCCGCTGAGGCAGATACTTCTCTGCTTACACGACAGATTGTTATCATACGAAAACTACCCTCTCGTATATTCCTCGTGGAAGATGCTTCTCTCGTTATGGGTGCCACCGCCGAGCCATCAAAGTTGGGTACAGGAATAGAAATGGGAATGGGAATGGGAACGGGAAAGAGTATAGGAGCACTCGCTGTCTCATCAAAGCGCTTCAGTGAAAAACCAGTTTGGGGATTAGTATCCGAAGAAATAGAAAAAATGGAAATAAAGGGCGAACTTGTTATGAATCGGCTACCAAGGCGCCCTTTGCCTAGTGTGTCTGCATCCCAATACTATATGAACAATCGTCAAAAATTTGTTAACTTTATTAATGAACTTTTTATGACGTACCATGAAGAGCTTGCTAGTCAAAAGGAACAAATTTCGTGCGACCCCGCCGCAAATTCCGAATTTTCTCTCTTAACGCATCAAAAAATAGTTCGCGATTATTTAAATGTATATACACCATATCGCGGCTTGTTACTGTACCACGGTTTAGGAAGTGGTAAAACGTGCTCTTCTATCGCAATTGCAGAGGGGCTAAAAACATATAAAAACGTCATCGTAATGACACCTGCATCATTGCGCCGAAACTATATCGAAGAAATGAAAAAATGCGGCGACGAAATTTATAAGAAAAACCAATTCTGGGAGTTTATCCCAATTGTAAGCAAAACCGACCCCATGGTACAAACACTGTCTACTATTTTACAACTAAAAGATACTTTCATAGTTAAAAATAGAGGCGCATGGCTCGTAAATGTGAAAAAACCGACAAACTATGTTTCCCTATCTACGGACGAAAAAGCGAGTCTAGAAAGTCAAATAGAGCAAATGATAGATGCAAAATATACATTCCTCAACTATAATGGTATGCGAATGAGTAACTTGAAAACACTATCATCCGACTTTACACAGAACCCCTTTTCAAATCACGTAGTTATCATCGATGAAGCGCACAACTTTATTAGTCGAATTGTAAACAAATTAAAACGCCCTACATCACTCTCAATGCGGCTATATGATATGTTAATGACCGCCGATAATGTCAAAATAATTCTTCTTACCGGAACACCTGTTATTAACTACCCCAATGAAATCGCTATTATTTTTAATATATTGCGCGGTTACATTAAAACCTGGAAGTTCCCCCTCCAAATAGGCTCTCAATCAAAAATCGACAAAAAAGTACTACTGAAAATGTTCGAAGGAGTAAATAGTCTTGATTATTTAGATTATAACGACAGTTCCCACGTATTAACCGTAACGCGTAATCCATTCGGTTTTTTAAATTTAGACGACAAAGGACAATACAATGGCGTATTGCGCGTATCACCAGAAGGTGAGACCCCTAATTTAACGGATGCCGAATTTGAGAAACTAGTTCTTGGTACATTAAAGATGCGAGATATTAGTGTTACACCGGGAAGTATCACGATAGAAACGTTTAAGGCGTTACCTGATTCTTTGGATGCTTTTCGTTCTTATTTTATTAACTCTGAAACGGGACAAGTAAAAAATATAAATATGTTTCAGAGGCGAATCATTGGATTAACCTCGTACTTTCGTAGTGCACAAGAACAGTTGATGCCCAAGTATGATAAAGACATGGACTTTCGTGTAGTGGAGGTGCCGATGAGCGACCATCAATTTCTGGCATATGAAAAGGCGCGTAGTGCCGAACGTAAACTGGAAAAGAAGTCGAAATCGAAGAAAAAGCCGGGGGCAAAAGCGTCAGCATCGGGAGCTGGAGCTGGAGGAGCAGGAGGAGAAGACATATATGAAGACGCGGTATCTACCTACCGTATTTTTTCGCGGTTGTTTTGCAACTTTGTATTTCCGACAGAAATAGGAAGACCATTGCCAAAGGAGGACGTAGATGTTGAAGGTGCAATTCGCGAAGGTGCGAACGAAGAAGATGTTGATGCAATAAAAGCGACAGAACGATTGGATAATCCGAATGGAGAGCATACAACGGACGAAGTCGAAGAATTAGCACAGGAGATATCGGGGAAAATGGATACTACATATGATAAAAGAATAGCAGCGGCTTTGATGCAACTGAAGAGCGGTATGATGCGTTTTTTAACAAAACAACCCCAAGGAGAGTTGCAAACATATAGTCCCAAGTTTTTAGCAATGTTGGAAAATATACAGGACCCGCAACACGAAGGGTTGAATTTGATATATAGTCAGTTTCGTACATTGGAGGGGATAGGTATTTTTTCACTCGTTCTCGAAGCAAATGGGTTTGCGCGATTCAAGATTCGCAAAAATGATTCCGGTAACTGGATGTGCGATATAAGTGACGAAGACCAAGGTAAGCCGATGTTTGCTCTATATACCGGCACAGAGACGGATGAAGAGCGTGAGATAATAAGAAATGTTTTTAATAGCACATGGGATTATATTCCAGTAACAATGAGAGAACAACTAGCTCCGAAATCGGCAAACAACTTTATGGGGCAAATTATAAAAGTTCTCATGATTACTGCTTCAGGTGCGGAGGGTATTAGTTTACGCAATGTTCGTTATGTGCATATTATGGAGCCATACTGGCATCCTGTACGAATAGAGCAAGTAATTGGGAGGGCTAGGCGCATTTGTAGCCACAATGATTTAAAGGAGGAGAGGCTCCGAACAGTCAACGTAATGTTATATGTGATGAGTTTTACTCCGAAACAGATGAGCGAAGATTCGTCGCTTGAGCTCAGAATGAACGACGTTAGTAAGCGCGATGCTAGAAAACCGTTAACAACCGACCAATCGCTATTTGAAATATCTACTATAAAAGAGGAAATCAATCGTCAGTTGCTTATGGCGGTGAAAGAAGCATCCATCGATTGCTCGATACACAGGAATGTCGCCTCCAAAGAGAAACTGAAATGTTTCACATTCGGTGTAGTGAAATCTGACAAATTCTCTTACGCTCCCTCTATTGACAATGAAGAATCTGACGCATCTGTGGCTCAAAATACAAAAGAAACGGAACTAAAATTGGTAAAGCTTACACTCACAGTAGGCGGTGTTAAATCGGATTATGCATATGACAAGGTTACCAATAATGTATATGACTACAATAGCTACCTGGCTGCAAAAGAAATGGGAGGTGAACCATTAATGGTTGGTAGAATAATGGAGAAAGATGGGAGCAGGTCGTTTGTTAAAATGAGCGCAGCATCGGCAGCAGCAGCATCGGCGCCACCTGTTGAAGCAAAATCCAAAAAACCGGAGGGAGGTGTTGCCATGTCAAGAAAACCGTCAGATAGTGGAGCGGCAAAGAAGGTATCTAGTGTTGCTGCCAATCCCAAGGACCAATAGAAACAATAAAAACATGAGATGTTACAGAAGCGTGAGATTAATCGAAATTCGTGTACAAAATACATAATATATAATCATAACCATAAGTGATTACATATTAAAAAATAGAATCTCATTTCACAACACATCTGTTTTCTGTGATAGTAACTCTAGAATTCTATCTTGGGTCTGTTTTATAGATTCGATGTAGTTTTGCATTTTATTTATCTTTTCATCTAATTTCGCATATTCTCTCGAATCTGTAACATCTCTAGTTTTATCAAGAGTATCATGTTGCATGTTCCTATCGAAATACTCACACCCATCATCGTAATCTGTCATAAATTCGTCTAGAGGTATTATACTACCATCTGAAAAATTTGTTCTTTTTAACTTAGAAAGGAATGATAAGTTATCATTATTTACTGCATCATGCGACATTGTCGTACTTTGACTAGCGTGACTCATTCCATCTTTATCGTATAAAATTTCCTCGTTATTTTCTTCATTAAATGATACATTTTTTTTAGACACAATCGAAGGTTGTTCACTTGGACGCTCACTTGGACGCTCACTTGGACGCTCACTTGGACGCTTTATATTATGTGAACGTTTTATAGCAATAGAAGCATTTAAAGCATTTGTCACAGGATCATTTGACCCTGTTATCCATTCCTCTGCATTCTTAGAAGTGTTATCTTTACTTGTATTTACTACAAGTTGTTCTAACTCTCTCTGACGAGATGATAGAGCATCAGCTAGTAATTTCTCCATTTCATCACTAGCTAATTTATTATCATTTGTGCTACTATCAGAAAAATCAATAGTTGTTGGTTTTTTATTATTCATCATGGTATCCATTTCTTCCTGTTTCTCTTTTAAACGAATCTCTAATTCGGACATACGATGTTTTTGTAAATCATCGGCTCTATATATCTCTTCTATTTTTGGTTTTTTACCACTACCACTACCACTACCGCTACCTCTCGCGTCTATCGTTTTTGATGAACTGGGTGTCATGTCAAATCTTGGCGGAATAGGTAATGCAGATGATAATAATGGTTGTACTTGTGATGTGGGCTGTTGATTCGGGAGCTGTTGTTGTAATCGCTGTTGTGGTCTTTTAAATTTTCCCAATTCGTTAATCATTTTTTTAATTACTGCTTTATTACTATTCATTATCATTTCTGATGCCTTTTTTTCATAGTCTTCATCACCTTCGTCATTTTTATCAAAAAAAATATCAAACTCTGGTTTCATAGATAAAATACACATCTCAAAATGTCGTTTTATATTTTCGAAATAACTATTTGGAATATCATTAAAAATACCTCCTTCTTGTAAAAGTCCCCATATAATGCTTTTATTTCCACTATTCGTAAAATTTGCGAATGACATTTTTACTAAAATCGACTATTATACTATTTTTATATAGTGTATTATATCTTAATTATTTAATATATTTTACACAATATTATCTAAACAGTATGCATCTATGCATCTATGCGTCTATGAGACTTATTATTTTACAAATCAATATAAACAAATAAAATTATACTTATGTAACCATCCTTATATCATCTCCCTCATTAATACCCATACCATAACAAAATGTTTAAGATTGAGTACATTATTCCTGTAATGATGTCATATCGTCTATTATTTTTAGAACTATTAAAATACAAAAAAGAAGAGACAGTTAAAAATATTATAACTGCTATAAATTGTTTTGTTTTTATGTTGTCCCATTATTTTAACAGAGAGGCTTTGTACATTACACACGCAGTTATTGGATTTTATATATATGACTTAATTTACTTGATTACATCTAGTTTACAGTACAATGATAATAATAATAATAATAATAATAATAATAATAATAATAATAATAATAATAATAATAACGATAAAGATAACGATAAAAATAAATATAAAAAAAAAGAAAACATACCTTACATGATACATCATATTTTATCAATAATAGTATGGTATAATACACTGTATAACGGTAAAAAACAAATGTTATGGGAAGGATATTATATACTCGAGAAGTCGAATATAATGCTATATATTTCTTACCACTTTCATAAAGAATACAAAAATAACAAAGAGTTGCTGTATGTTACGGATTTTATTCAGTTAATATTTTATTCATATTATAGAGTTATAGTAATATTATTTTATATGTACGGCATTCGTTATGAAATATACGAAGAAGGATTAATATTTACCACATCATTGGCTTTAATATACCTAATGGGAATAATATGGAGTTACAAACTAGTTGCAATAAATATCAAAAACTATTGTTTATATATGTCATTCGGTCGTGAAGTGACAAATTAACATATTATACACACACAGACACAGACACACACAGACACACACACACATTAACATATGTAAAACAAAATATAATTTAAATATATTTTGTTTTATACACATACATACATACATATACCACTATATACATGGAAACTAACTACTTTATATTTAATCAATCTGGAAGATTTGGAAATGCAGTTTTTAGATATATGGCATACGTAATGTTACAAAAAAATAGTACTAATTTTAAGTATATACTTGACACAGACTTTTCAAATATTCGCGATACAGATAGTGAAACATGTATAAAAAATACGACAACTATTAACGAAGATAATTTTTTCGACTTTACAAATAAAGAGAATCCCAATATTTCAAAGTTACCAGATAATACAAATATTTCCTTGCAAGGGTATTTTCAGTATGATAAAATTTATTTACAAAACAAGAGTTATATTGTGGACTTCATTGAACAACATAAGAACATTCACGAGGTAAGAGCAGATAATGAAACGTATCTAACAAAGCACATTATTGATGATGTGTTGCTAGAACCGTCGAAACAATATGAAAATGTTATACATATACGTCTCGGCGACTTTAACGGAAGACCTGATTTTATAGAGACAGAATATATGTTGCAGTTATTTGCTACCGTAAAGGATATATTTTACAAGAAGACGGCAATCGTTATTGAAACACCATCTAGTGATGCGGATATAAAATATCTAAATACAATACTCGAATGGTTTAAAGAAAATAGTATACCTATTCCGGTAATAGAATCAAATGACATGTTAACGGATTACAATATTATGAAACAGGCAAAGACGGTAATAAGTTCAATGAGTACTTTATGTTGGGCGGCGGCATATTTTTCGAAATCATTGGAAAAAATATACATGCCAAACTATAATTTTTTTGATATAGAAGATAGAAAAAATGGATATTTCAAAACGCCTATAGAAAATACGGTAATGTACAATGTTAAAACGACAAAATTTGCAGATATAAAAGTAGTCATACTAACACTTGAAAAATACTCGCATCGAATGAACAAAGTGTATGATTTAATAAATAAACTTTCCCAAATAGGATTACAGTGTAGTTTATTCTATGGTGTTAATGGCGAAGATATTAAAGTTACAACAACAGAAAGCCCCACCATATACAAGTTGGAATACAACAGCGAAGTAAAATACTATGATATGTCTATAAGAGTCAATAAACAAACTATGACAGCCGGGGAGTTAGGATGTGCGTGGTCACATATAAATATATACAAGTCTTTATTGGAAGAGACGCAAGTAGATAAATATTTGATTTTTGAAGATGATGTAGAAATCGTCGAAAGTTTAGAATATCTATACAAATGTTTGTATACTATTTCAAACGACATTGATATGTGTCATATTGCCAAGTCGGACTGGTATCCTTTCGTGTTAAATAATAACGTGAATGAAATGTGGTATGATGTTAAAAAATCATACTTTAATAGACTTACCGCTTATATTGTATCTAAAACAGGCGTGCAAAAGATATTAGACTATGCGAAAGACCATATAGATATACCGGCAGATGATTTACTGTCAAACCTGTTCAATCACGATAAGTTAAGAGTACATGTTCCTTTGAAATACATATTTCATGAACCAGAAAACACGATATCTATAATAGGAAATTTTGTTGGTAAGTACTAGCGAATATATGTTTAAAAATATGTTTAAAAATATAATATTATATATAAAAAAATGAACAACCCTGAGAATTTTCCGATTAGTAATACAAAGATGTTATTTTTTGATATTTTTTATAAAAATAATAAAATATATATGATAATGCCTATTTATAACACACCAGCATTACCGGAACACATAACATTAACTGTAAATAATAAAGTTTTACGTATAACAGAAAGTCATGTAAAAGATTCAAATGAGCCCATTTTAATATACATTTATGAATATATAACTCCACCAAACAGTGCGATAAAAGTAAATGTTAATCTTAGTAGTAACATGAAAAAAACATATGATCTGATACATATTTATACACAAGCACAGAAACCGACAAATAAATTCTTAGCATTAACGACATTATGTAAAAATGACTACTATTTGTTCCCATTATTTTACAACTACTATAAAGAACAAGGTGTTGACCATTTTTACATGTATTATAATGGTGTTATTACGCCCCAAATAAGAAAAGTTTTCAATAAACCGGATGTTACATTAGTTGAATGGAACTTTCATTACTGGAATCCTCGTGGAGTAAAATATCCTCACCATGCACAAATGGGGCAGATGCATCATGCGCTATACAAATATGGGAAAGACGTATATGATTATATGATTTTCTGTGACTTGGACGAGTATTTACATATTCCCAAAAATAAATGCATTAAAACTATAGCAAACACGGCAACCATGGCACCTAATGGCGAAGAGTATACTAACAATACTATTAGACGGTTTATTACACATAATCCAGATATTGACATTTTTGGATTTTGCAATTTTTGGTCGAACACGATAGACGGTAATATGCCAAATACCCCATATTTACCTAACAAATTTTTGTCCGTGCTTGAACCTGTCGAATATCTTGAAAGAAGTAAAAATATTTATAAAGTATCTTCTATAAATACAATTGGAGTACATCAAGTAGGGGATGGTCTTCACGCAAATATGAAACATATAATAGACTTAAAAATGTATCATTTTTATAAATGGTCATCTAAAGGTCGCGTAATAGAAAACTGTACAACTATTGTAGAGTTGTAGATTTCAACCAACATCGGTTATAAATCACTATTGAAATATTGGTTACGAAACTTTTGCATTTCTTCGTCGGGGAAGTTATCAACAAGAAAGTCTTCGGGTTTTTTCGTCTCTTTCAACAAGTTAATAATCATAAAAAGAGAATATACACCACATTCTGTCGGTTTTTTTTGGTGGTTTTTCTTATTCTCTATATAACGAAAATCTATTCCAGCAACTTTGCCTTGTTCTATAATCTTTTTAATCAACTTTTTCACTTCTTTGGGAGGCGGATTACCCGTACTATCGAAAAAGAATATATATTTCTGTTTTATATTCACAAACATAGATATCCAGTGTGAACCCGACAAATAGTGTGGGTCGGTGTTAAACACGAGTCCAATTTTATTCCTACCATTTCTGATGGATATATTCAAGTCAAAATGACACAACTCTTCCCATACACATTCTCCGTACATTTTGGGAGAGTCGAAGTCGATCGGCGCTGCTCCTATAAAATCAAAATAAGGAAATTCTTTCTCATATTGTTTCATCACATTTTCAATATCAATACTATTTAACCACTCATTTGGATTTTTCTTCCAGTCATCGGGACTTTTCGGTGCAAACGTATAGTTCAACATTTCTTTATCTACCCCCGATGAAGCAAAATTCTGTTTTAACCAACACGACTCCTTATTACATACGCTTTTTAAATGTCGCTTCAATTCACTCCAAATTTCACGCGGGTCATTCGTCTTTATCATAACATCGGGGTGACGAGCATTCCATAACTCTTTAAGCTTTATTAAAGAATCATTACTATAACATGTAAAGTCATTTTCTTGTATTTTGGGACTACATTTCAGTTTTATAAATCCATCGGGGTGTTTTTCTACTGGGGGTGCAGATGAAGATAAAGATGAAGATACAGTCGCAGATGCCCTATTGTCTATTTTTTTATTTTTATTCCCACGAGTCGAACTCCGTTTATTCTTATTTTTTATTGTCTTTGACGCGGATGCACGTCGTTTACCTCTAAATTCAGACTTAAATTTCAAATTTTTATCTACAAATTTTAAAATATTCTCCATTTTTTTTGTTTTCATGACTGCGTATTTGTAACTACGTATATATTATTTGAATATAATTAATATATTAAAATAATAAATAAATTATTCTACTTTAGACTACTCCATAAAATCCAGTTCGGATTATTGATTGTGTTTTTATGTCATATACAATAGTAATCTCATTATTTATATTGTAGGTTCTTTTTTCTATGTTGTTTTTAACAAAGTCGATAATATAGTTTGGATACGAATTGGTCCTTAAGAATTCCAAAAATTTTTTGTTTGATATTCCAAGATACTGCACAAATATTTGATTCGGCTTTTTATTATGTATACATATTTCGTAACAGTTATATCTATTAAGTATTATTTTTTTAAATATTTCCTTAATTTCTCCATAACCTAGTTTTGTCATATAGTTGTCGTATTTGTCATAAAAAGGCATATAATAGTCAATCACAAATATTTTACTTTCATCATATATTGTGTTGTTCTTTTTATACTTACCATATCCCCAAAATGGTAGCTGAACCTGGGTTCCGTCATCCATCTTGTAATAATAATGTTCCTCATCGCCTATATCATATTTATTTTTATATATATCTGTAGATGTTATACGAATAGGGTCATTATATAGAGTATAGTTATATATTTCCCATCTATAGTCGTCATCATTGTTATTTTTTTTAAAACCCCACACTAAATTTTGTTGTTTATTATTTTTGTATAGTTTGGAAATATTATTTAAAACACGTTTATCATTATTACACGTTACATACAAAAGTTCTCCAGAAGATACACCACTAACTTTATTGAAAAAACAGAAACTATTATATCTAAAATTTGATGCATTATTAGTATTTTTCCAATTATATCCAGTATCATAAGGGTAAAGATATTTTGAATCTGATGGTGGGAATAGAATAATTTTTTTTTCTCCATTTATAACTGTCAGAACGCCATCTTCATCATCATAATGTAAGCCAGTATCATGTTTATTACTAGATATCCATACGTTATAACTGTAACTAACATCTTGTTGTATTCTATTATCTTTTGGAAAAATAATATTTTTAGCTATTTTATTTTTAATGTTTTCATTTTTATCCCCTATATCGTAGTTACTCAGTGTTAATACGTATCTGTTATCTATACCAGAGTTATAAAATTCTTTAAAAAGTTGGGGAAATGTTACTCCATTTTCATCTGATTTCCATACATTTACTACTTCATCATTTAACAAGTTTATATCATAATCTATAGTATGTTTAAAAATAAAAGGGTTTTGTATTAACTTGTTATCAAACCAATAATTAACAGCAAATGTTTTTTTAACTGTTTTTACCCAGTGCCACCATTGTTTAGGTATATATAGTGATTGTCCTTCTTTTAACGTGTATGTAATAGGGTGAGTAAGTAACAGCTTTGGAAAAATGAAATAGTTATAGCTATCTACCATACTAAAATGCGCATATAACGAATCAGAATTTTTATGTCTATAATCGTTATTACTCTTATAAATGAGATGTATATTTAAACTAATAATTGACAATATAACTAGTGAAACTATTATAATTATTATATTTTTATAGTTATTTATAAGTGACGTAATAGATTCATAGTTCATATATATTCAAACTTGAGTAATTATATTCAAACTTGAGTAATTATATTCAAACTTGAGTAATTATATTTAATAATTATTAATAACTAAATATAATAATTATACAAATAATCCAAATAATGCTAAGGATGTTTTTATTATATTAAAGATTATTCAATTTTAGATAATTTAAAGTCAAAAATTTCATTTGAATTTTTTCCATTTATATGACTTTTATTCGACTTTTTAATATCCTTCTTTTTATATTTCGGGTCTTTCAAGTTAAGTTCTTTCGTTTTGGGTAGTATCATTTCATCTTGTGGTGGTGACGTTTTCGTAACAAAATTATCCATAGTGATAACTTTCTTATCTACTTGTTTCATAAACAACTTATTTGCTTCATCTATCGACCATCCTTCCATAGTATCAACACCCAAATCCACACCAGACGTATGATCTAAAACCATACCTTTATAATCACCCTGTATATTATCCATGGTATCTTTAAATTTAAAATGTGAAACACACAAACGTGCAAACGTATTAAAAGCAGTTATTATAACATCGCTTACTGGACAGTCGCTATTATTATTAAGATTGTTATACAAGATATCTTTCACCATTGCAGAAATACGTTTTCTATAAAATTTTTTTTCACTCTTCAATACAGTGTCGTGATCCAAATTATTCTTCTTTAAATATTTATTATATGTATCTGAATTCGCCATAGTTTCAAGAGTAATATAATTCACACTGTTTATGTTGTTTATATTTGCAGGGTTGCTTGGTTTTACACTACGAGATTGTACAATAGGTGCATGACTCTGTTCCTGTTCCTGTTCCTGTTCCTGTTCCTGTTCCATTTATGATGAACACATATAAAATAATATTATTTTAAACACGATTCGTGTTATAAATAATACATATTCATACATAATAATACTGACTACCGACTGTTGACCGTTGACTTTTGACTGTTAACTGTTGGCTCTTCACTATAGAATTGTTTCTCTTCTTCCGGCACAATATCTTTGTTCTCCATCCTAGTGTTATTATTAAAAAAATTATTCCCTAAATTATTAGGATTTTGGTTACAATGGTCAAAAATTTCCTTCTTAAATAAGTTCGGGAAAGGTTGTTTTATGG